ACTGGTGATGTGATCGCTACCGATGACATTGGTGGCGTGAATTACCAGCGCATCAAGTTGATCCACGGCAACGATGGGGTCAACGATGGTGACGTGTCGGGCGACAACCCACTGCCAACTCAGGCGACTCGCACCGATAATCTCTTAGAGATGCTCCAGCGTATCGTCAAGTTGCTGGAGTCGAATGCTGTTGTCGATGGCGCTCAGCGTCAGCGTGTATCTCTGGACAACATCCCTGCCGGTGTTACGCTACCAACCGTTACCACGGTCGGCACTGTCACCACTGTCACCACCGTGTCCACCGTATCCGCCGTGACGAACATGGTGGCGAACGCTGGTATGGATCGCGAACAGCATATCAACGTCGCTAAGAACGTGTACGCCAACGCCATCCGGTCGAATCTCACCTTCGCGTAGGAGAACTTATGCCCGCACTGACTTCTAACACGCTTTCCAAGCAGGTCGATCTCCCCACGTGGGAATGGACTCGTTTCGCCCCTGCTGTTTCTTCAGCGGTGTCATCCGCGTGCTCGGCAGACAACCCTGACTTCTTGCAGACTGAACACGGTCGGTACCTCTACTACCTGATCTCTGCCACACAGTTCGTCAGGTATGACACGTGGACGGACATGTACCAGCAGTTGTCTGCGCCGCCAGTGTCACCCTTCAACGTGTCAGCAATGAAACTCGCTGGTGCATACGGCCCAGAGGGGAAGGTGATTGCTGCCACCAGCACGACACTAACCTTGCCCTCCATTTCGATGGAAGCAATGCGCGGCTATGACGTGACCATCATCTCGGGCACTGGTGCTGGTCAGCGCCGCAGGATCATCGACGTGGCTGAACCGGTGGTTCATGACAGTGGTGTCGTGACCGCCGTTGCTAATGCTCTTGGCGGCATCACTTTGACGGACACGCTGAAGGCGTGGAGCGTAAACCAGTACGCTGGCTACACGGTACGTATCACTGCCAACTCTGGTCTCGGGCAGTATCGGCGCATCCTGTCAAACACTGCCACTGTGCTGACGGTTGGCGACTCTACGCAGATGAATATGCGTTTCAACAGCCCGGCGATCTTTGCCCCGGCTATTGCATCTACTGCGGGCGCACAGAGCGCTTATGTGGTCGAATCGCAAGTCGTGACACTAGACAGCGCTTGGGTAGTAACTCCCGATACGACCTCAGTGTTCCGTATCCAATCAGGCATGATTATGCTGGTCAGTCCGAACGCAGCGACAGCAACAGCACCGTTCTATCTGACTCAGTTGTACGACATTCTTACTGACACGTGGTACGTGCTGCCCACGATGACAAACATCATCACCGCTGCTGTAACAGACCTCAGTCTGGAGCGGACGAGTGAGAACGCATCCATCTGGGCAAATGGCACTGCGACTGGAGGTACAACTACCACCCTCATTGACGCTTCGATGGGGGTCGAACGTGGCGCATGGAGGACGAACCAGTGGGCAAACTACTGGGTCTACATTAGTTCAGGTACTGGTGAGGGCCAGATCCGTCAGATCGCGTCGAATACCGGTACGACGTTGACGTGGGCGACGGCTGGCACTGCCCCAACGGCAGGCAGTCGCTACCAGATTATGGGCTTCGACGCCGGTATCGCCACGGCGGGTGCTGCCTCAACGCTTACTGATTCCACTAAGTCGTGGGCTGTGAACCGTTGGGCTAACTACTGTGTCCGCATTCTTGCTGGAACTGGGGCCGGTCAGGTACGCCCCATCGCCAGCAATACATCGACTGTATTGACCGTTATTGGTACATGGGACACAAACCCTGACAGCACCTCTGTATTTAGTATCCAGGGCGATCCTGACAAGGCATATATCTTCGGTGGTGGTATTGCCGCCACGCCGATCATCAACTTCTCGTCGCAAGTGCAGTCATTTGGTCGCCAACAGGATTGGGGTATCGCTCGCAACGCGTCATGTGCGGTCAGCGGGTATCAGCCAGTTGCTATCACCACACTGGCGAACGCTACGACGACAGCAACAGCCACCACGGCACACCCGCATCAGTTCCGTGTTGGTGAACTCGTTACCGTGCGTGGTGCCACTGACGCCAACTTCAACGTCACGAACGTGGCAATCGCCACCGTGCCTTCAGCCACGACGTTCACCTACACGATGGCTGGGACGCCTGCGGCGACCACGATTCCCGGCACCCAGTCAACGACCACACTGACCGACGCTTCTAAAGCCTGGACTACCAACCAGTGGGCTGGCTTCACGCTATATATGTATGCCGCTACACCAACTGCTGCGAGCGGTGCTACTACTGGTCAGGTTGTCCGCATTATCTCCAATACGGCGACCACCCTCACGCTGTCGCATGTTGTGACGGCCCCGACGAACGGTATCAGTCGCTACGCAATCTGTACGTCGTCAGCCATTGGTGCTGTGGACTTCGGTGTTGCCACTGGTACGCACTCTACGACCACCTTGCAGGACACTACGAAGACTTGGCCCGTCAACATTCATGCTGGCAAGCGTGCCCGCATTGTGTCTGGGCCAGGTTCGCCCGCCGAGGCCATCGTCTCGTCTAACACGGCGAACACACTCACGTTCTCGGCGGCGCTTGGCTCAGCACCAGTGTCAGCACAGACGGGCTATATCCTCCTTGAAGCGACCCCCAAGGGTCTTGGAGTCAGCGCCAACTGGGCGTTTGGTACTAGCGATGCAAACATGCGTGGCAGGTATGTGTACTGTACACGCGGAGGTGCCACTTCTGGGTTTGACCGATGGGATGTCACCACTGACCGCGTGAACCCTATCGCCACATCACCCTTAACGGAAACTCTTACGACTGGAACTATGACCGCTTATGACGGTACGGATCGCATCTATTTCCATAAGGACGCCACTCAGCGTGTCTATAGCCTGAATGTGGTGACAGCGAACGTGAATGGCGCAAGCATGTACCCCTACGCTGCCCCAACAGCCATCATCGGCAACCGCATGGAAATCTTTACGACCAAGGATGGCTTGAAGTATCTGTGGCTCAACCGAGCATCGTTTGCTGAATGTTTCCGGTGCCTACTCTTCTGGTGATGACATGAACCTCTCCGACCTCATCGAACTCCTTGGCCGTCGCACGGTGGCGCTTCGCAATCAGCGAACGCTATTAGACGGCCTTGGCGACATCGAAGGGGTTATCCAGGTTGATGCCGAGGTCGCAGAAACAGAACAACTGATTGCCCAACTAGAGAGCCTGTAGCGAAAGGAGGCCGTAGGTGAGCCTCCTACTGCTGTTCAACCAAGCAGCCGCTCCTACTTCGGCTGAGGTCGAATACCTCATCATCGCTGGTGGCGGTGCAGGATGTGGCGGCGACAATGCCTCGTCGGGTGGCGGTGGCGGTGCTGGTGGTTACCGCTCGTCGGTCGCTGGAGAGAACTCTGGCGGCGGTGCTTCCGCCGAAGCGCCTCTGACTGTCACCGCAGGCAGTTACTCCGTCGTTGTTGGTGATGGCGGCATTGGCGGTATCAGCCAGGGCACCAATGGCGGAAACTCGTCGTTTGGTGGCATTGTCGCCATCGGCGGCGGTGCCGGGTCGAACGCCTTCAACTCGCCAACTAGCGGTGGCAGTGGTGGCGGTCGAAGCGGTGCAACTCCAGGTGCCGCTGGCACGACCGGTCAAGGCTATGCAGGTGGTGGGGACTCCTCGGGCGACTGGGCAGGTGGCGGCGGTGGTGGTGCGGGGAGTGTGGGCGGAGAAACCTCAGGTTCCTCTTCTAACGCTATTGGTGGCGATGGTGGCGCTGGTGTCACCTCTTCGATCACCGGGACGGCTGTCGCCAGAGCCGGAGGCGGTGGCGGCGGCGATTACGTCACACCGCCCAGTGCTGGCGGCGTGGGTGTCGCAGGCGGTGGCAACGGAGGTAGCGCAGCGAGCGGCACTAACGGTGCGGCCAACACTGGCGGCGGCGGCGGTGGTGGTGGTGACAGTGGCTCAGGCGGTTCTGGTGGTTCCGGCGTCGTCATCATCCGATACAAGACCGATGGCTCTAACGGTATCTCTGCCACATCGACTGGTGGTACGAAGACCACCTCGGGCATTTACACGATCCATACGTTCACGGCGAACGGTACGTTCACGGTAGTCACATCGACGGGTGGAACAACTCTATCCGCCTCCCCCACTGCGGCAGCAGGTGTTGCTTCTGTTTCAGCAGCGCTATCCGCTACTGCTTCCTTTGCGGCGGTAGCAGCAGCAGGTGTCGCCACGGTTTCGGCGGAAGGCTCAACAGGGGGATCGGTTGCCTCTACCTCTCCCACGGCCGCAGCGGGCGTTGCGTCTGTTTCAGCAGCCGCTGGGGCTGGGGCTGCTGCCTCAGCGACAGCAGCAAACGGTGTTGCCACTGTTTCTTCGACTGTTGCCGCAATTTCGGCAGCGTCTACGACGGCGGCGTCTGGTGTTGCCGTTGTTTCTGTAACTGCTGCATCTACCTTTGCTTCCTCAGCAACAGCGGCAGCAGGTACCGCTACTGTTTCAGCAGCCGGTGCAACAGCCTCTGCTGGGTCTTCTTCCCCAATACCAGCAGCCGGTGCGGCCGCTGTCTCCGCTACGTTCGCTGTCACCTCAGCAACGGCTCTTGTTCCATCCAATGGGGCGGCGACTGTTTCGGTAGCCGGTGCTGCCCAATCAGAAGCGTCCATCACTCCGGCAGTAGGTGCTGCCACCGTATCTTCTACCTTTGCTGCTACGGCTGCGGCTACTACCACTCCAGCAGTTGGTGTCGCAACCGTCTCAGCGGAAGGCTCAATTGGTGGGACGGTCGTAGCCGCATCCCCTGTAGCGGCGTCTGGTACTGCAACCGTTTCCGGTAGTTCGGCAACCTTACGCAGTGCCACCCCTACCCCAGCCGCTGGTGCTGCAACCGTAAGTGGCGTATCCGCCGTAGTAAGCGCAGCGTCAGGCACATCAAATGGTTTGGCTGTCGCCAGCGCTATCGGTGCTTCTAGTTTCGCTAGTTCTGCTATTGCAGCAACCGGGTCGGCCACCGTCTCAAGGCAAATAATCGCAATTGTTCAGGCATCCCTTATCCCAGCAGCGGGTACCGCAGTTGTATCTGGTGTTAGTGAGTTTGGGGCGAAGATAGTACCAGCAAGCGGTTTATCGGTAGTGTTTGCGGTCGGAGCGGTAGGTAGACCCTCGATATGGGCTGGTGGAGTTAACGTTGTTAAGCAAGACAATGCTAGCAACGTAGTTGTAGTAGATATGCAGAAGCAGGCCACCGTGATAACGTCTAGGGACACAACAGTTGTGGTGACTGGCGAAAATCAAACTACTACGGTACCGGCGTCTGGCCCGTCTACTAACTACGTCGTTACTCAGGACGGTTCCAAACGTGTTAAGGTAACCTCTTAGCACTTCGATTCTTAACTGCGCAACTGCTATCATTATATGACCGATAACCAACGAAGGACTGGTAATGGCTGATCAGCACCCACGCTTTAATAATCAAATCGGACCAGACACCAGCCTGCCAGCCGGTGCAGCCCTTGCAGTTACTCCATCGGACTCAACTGATCTTGCATTCACCGCAAATAGCCTGTATGTCGGAGGTGCTGGTAACGTTAGAGTTAGATTGAGAGACGATACAGCGCCCGTAACCTTCAATGCAGTACCTGCTGGCACTACCCTGTATATTCATGCTGAGAGGGTATTTGCCACTGGTACCACAGCAACTAACATCATTGCATTGTTCTAATTCGCCTAACATCTACGTAAGGTAGGAACCATGCCAGTTCAAATTCAACTACGTCGTGGTACTCAAGCGGAATGGACCGCCAACTCTGGTGTGGTGCTTGCTGCCGGAGAAATGGGTATCGAAACAAACACCTATAGGTACAAGATTGGTAACGGAGCCTCTACCTGGGCTGCCCTTGGTTATGCCAGTTTGCCAGACCAGACCTATTCTCCTAGTACCTTTACTACTAAAGGTCAACTACTTGTTGGCGCAGGCGCAAGTCTGGGCACGGTCTTAGCAGTTGGCTCTAACGGTCGGTTTTTGGTGGCCAACAGCGCTACCGCTAGCGGATTGGAGTGGCAGTCCACGCTGACGGGGGCCTCCCTTAGTGCTTGCACCATGCTTGGTAACACCCTAGTTAATAGTGGTGCCTCCGTATCAATTGCTGGCACTCTGGCAGTAACAGGTACCGCCACCTTTAGCAGCGCCACTATTAGCTCACTTACTGCACCAGGTGCCACCATCACTGGTGGCACCTTCAACACGTCATTGCTATCTCGGCCCAAAGAACCATGGCAGGTAAATGCCACCGCCCTATCAGGGACCGTAGGCATTGACGTTTCCACCAGCCTCAACTGGTTGTACACCGGATCAACAAACGCCAACTTCACACTGAACTTCACGAACGTAAACGCAGCACTGGCTAACAACGAGTCCCTTACCTTAGGTGTTGTGGTAACCAATGGTGCCACTGGGGGCTACCCGACTGCTGTACAGGTTGCGGGTGTGGTTGTAACCGTGAGATGGCAAGGTAACGCAGCACCCTCTGTCGCTAACCCTAACGCACGGGATGCTTACGTATTCACTCTCATTAAGACTGCAACCGACACGTACACAGTTCTAGGTTCTCAAACGAAATTCAGTTAACCAATGCCAGTTTTCTCACTATCCCAAAAGCCTCTTGGTTTGACCTCAGCAGTGTCACCCCCCGGCAGCGTTACTGGTCTAGGACTTTCTGTAGCAAACTACGTCGTGACTGCCTCTTGGACCATTCCGGCGAACACCCCGCATACCAGCGTTGAAATTGAGTGGTCAGAAGTAGCACCTGCGGGAAGCGTTGCATATGGCGCTGCCACGGTACTAGCGGCTAACACTACCTCTTCGACCCGTACGGTATCTGGTAACAGGGATGTAAGAGCGAGAGTTAGGCTTCGGAACGCCGCTGGTCAGTACAGTGACTATACCGAAAGCGCAAACCTACGCTCTATCCCGAACGTAGTAACAGGTGTGAGCGCCACGAACACCGCTACACCAGGGTCCACGTCCGTTACCTGGACGAACCCCGCATCTGGCAACACTGACGTGGTAGTACGGCGTACCGTATCGGGGAGCACAACCACTTTTACGTCCTCTGGTACCTCTTTAACTGACGTAGTGGGTAGTAGTTACGATGCCTCGTACACGCTTGCAGCAAGGAATGCTACTGGTGAGGCAGCAGCGGTTTCCGCTGGCACTGTGCGTACCCAACCAAAGCCCACTACAACGTCAGGTTGGTCCGCTGCCAATCCAGGCAGCCTTACGCTTACATGGAATGCTTCGGCGCAGGATGCAAACCTAGCCGGTTACGACGTGAGCCTAAACGATGGTGGTGCTACACAACTCAGCAACGTATCGAGTTACCAATGGACCGGTGCTACTCACGGCAGTTCGTACTACGCAAAAGTGCGAACTCGTGACTCGTTTGGGCAAGTATCCGCTTGGTCTGCCAACACCGGCAGTGTTACTGGTATTAACGACACAACCGCGCCAACAATCAGCAGCCTAGATGCCACATGGGGGATACTTGGTTATGAAGGGTTTACTGTAAGTTGGAGTTCCTCGGACAACGTTGGCGTATCAAATGTTGAATTGTGGCGATACATAGAAAATGGGGCTAATCAAAGGATTGCTACGGGGCTAGCAGCATCTGCTGATTACAACGACCCATTTGGCACCACCAACAGGGGATTGTTTGTGCAGTATCAGCTTATTGTTTACGATGCCCAAGGTAACTGGACATCCTCAACGGTAAGTCGGACGTCTAAACCATATGGCACGTTTAACGTAGGCAGTTCAGAAACACGAACATGGAAAACCGCAGGAACTCCTGCTTGGCGTACTGATGTTCAAGATGTAATCAGCGGTAACGCTGGCGATGGCGTAAACGGTGTGCAACATGGGTTCTGGTTCTACGGTAATGATGTTACTAACACCTGCAAAGGGTACATACCAGACAACTTGCGCATATTCTATCAACGTAATGGATCACTAGGTGTAAGCGGTTCCATCTATCTAGTGGCTCACCCATTAACAACTTCCTCCGGTAACAGTTACTCCGTCCTAGCCCCTACGTTGGCAGAAATTGACACTGGTCTTTTCGTCGTTGGGTCTGATGTGTCAGGGTGGTACACAATTAATAACTCGTATATCAAAACTGTATTGGGAAATGGGACCGCCAAAGGTATCGCTTCTATTGACCCAGGGGGCCATAGGCGACTGCGCGGCATCAACACTCAGGCATTTAGTGGCGCTCTTGAGTTGACGTTTAACTAGGTGGGATATGGCTATTGAAGATCAAAAACCATGGAACAAACCAGTGCGCACCAATGTGCGCCAAGGCAGGGGCGGGTTAGGTAGGCGGTTTAGCGAAATTGAGGCTGAACTAGACATTCAGTACCCTGCTTACGAAGGTCTGTTTAGGAAAAGTACAGAGTATGAAGAAGATCCTCAGACTCCTTTTTCATTACCAGAATTTGATGCGGAAGACGACACAGAGGGCACTTTATCTTTTTATTCCGTGCTAAGTGATTTAGGGTTAGCAGAATCTTTGTTTAACACACATTTGGTAGCGCTCAGTGAAGAAGAAGGCGCTGGGCCTAGCGCCAGCACCCGTGTAGCCGCCTACTTATACTCCCTACCGGAGGGTAGGGGTCCTACCGACAGCCTAGTAATTGATCTGTACTCAAAGCTAAGATTTGAAGGAAAAGAAGAAACCTTTACTAAAAGATTTGAAGCGAACTTATATGTAAAGTGGCAAAAATACGCTAAGGGTGTAGGAGCCTACGTGACTGTCTACGAAGACCTTACGCTTAAAGCCTTTATAGAGTTTAGTAAAGCAACCTCCTTAGGTAGGGCAATCAACGACCTGACCAGTATGGGTGTTAGTTACAAGAAATCAGAGGACTCAGCGGCAGCGCTGCTCATATAAAGGAAACATTATGTGGATACCTTTTATTGTTCTATTAGTTGTAATTGGCTCTTATTTCTTGTTCAAGGATACTTTAAATCGCATTCAGTACATAGGGCCGGTGTACTGGATTACAAGGGATAACGGTAAGGATCACGACCCCGTTGTAACCCGTGCTTTTATGCGGCACACATCCCCACCTTGGAAAACTGGTAAGGGTATTCAAATCCGAGCCGGTAAGTACACCTTCCAATTCGGACTCTGCCGATCTACTAAACTTCAGAGTGAAGATGAAGGCATCCTTCATGCCCTGCAAGGTCGCTACATGGACACGGCAGCGAAGGATATTGGAGATTGGAAATGAGCCATGAGGCTGTTCAGCCGGGAACAAGATAAGAACCAGACGGTATCCAGAGTCTCAAAACGTGCATCAAAGATGACTACGCCAGATCTAGTATCTTGGCTTGATTCCCTAGTTTTAAACCTAGGCCAGACGTTCGACAAGTGGTCACGAGACCACACAGAAGTAGAAGACATGGACATGGTTATTGAGGCCATTAACACCCTGTGGGAAGAGTTGAAGCGTCGTGATTGACATCTTGGACGAGGGCGCTGAGGAAGTTTTAGACGAACTTGATGAAACATCAGCGCAGTTCATCGACCTTCTTGTCAAGAAACTCATCGTTTTTACAGAAGAGTTCTGTGACGTTGAGTTGTTCCCCTACCAGATCCCGCCTGTTTACCGCATCATCGAATCCATCGTAATCGGTGACGGTGAAGAGTTGACTCTCATCGCCGCCCGCCAGACCGGCAAAACGGAGTTGATCTCTAACGTCATCGCAGCCATGATGGTTATCCTTCCTAAGTTGGCCTCGGTATATCCAACGTGGTTGGGCAAGTTCGCCAAGGGCTTCTGGGTGGGGATCTTTGCCCCAGTCGAAGAGCAGGCCGACACCATGTTCGGGCGAGTGGTGAGCAAACTAACGAGCGATCACGCTCTCAACTTCCTGCTGGACCCCGAACTGGATGACCGTGCCACCTCTGGTGGGTCACGTGGTAAGGGTAAGGCCATCGCTTTGAAGAAGAGCGGGTCGCTCTGTCGTATGCAGACCTGTAACCCCAAGGCCAAAATTGAATCCAAGACTTATCACTTGGTGTTGGTTGACGAGGCCCAAGGCGCAGAAGAGACCATGATCACCAAGTCGCTAAAGCCCATGTTGGCATTCAACAACGGCACCATCCTCCTCTCAGGAACGGCTACCCGAGAGAAGTGCTACTTCCTACGGATGATTCAGTACAACCGCCGTAGGGACGCAAACCTGCGCCGAGGGCACCGCCCGTCTCACTTTGAGTACGACTACCGGACGGCCTGCAAGTACAACCAGAACTACGCCAAGTTCATTGCAAAAGAGAAACTGCGTCTAGGTGAGGACTCAGACGAGTTCCGCATGAGTTACAAGAACGAGTGGATTCTTGAAAAAGGCATGTTCATCACCGACGAGCGGCTGGATAGCCTGTATGACACATCCATGCCTTTGGTCAAGAGTTGGTGGCGTACGCCTATCGTGGTCGGTATCGACGTAGCCCGGTCTAATGACTCCACTGTTGCTACTGCAGTGTGGGTGGACTGGGATCACCCAGACGGTTTTGGGTTCTATGAGCACCGTGTGCTCAACTGGCTAGAAATCAATGACGTTGAATGGGAGAAGCAGTACTTTGAGATTATCGACTTTGTTCGACAATATGATGTCTTCCGTATTGGAGTGGATAGTCAGGGTGTTGGCGGTGCTGTGGCAGAGCGGCTTCAGATTCTCCTCCCCAACATAGAAGTACTGCCCATCACCTCTGACTCCAAAAACCAGCACACTCGCTGGGTGCACCTCACCGAGTTGATTCAGCGTGAACAGTTGCGTATCCCAGGCCACTCCAAGGCGCGCCGTACACGCATGTGGAAGAAGTTCCATCAGCAGATGTCAGATCTAGAAAAGGTATACCGAGGGCCGTACCTGCTGGCATCCGCACCGGATGAACGTGGTGCCTTTGACGACTACCCAGACTCTTTGGCTATTGCTTGTAGCCTTACTCAGATAGACACCCTTCCTCAGATATCCGTTAGTGAATCACCGTTCTACGGACGGTGATATCTAAAAGATGGTATTCTGTGGTTATATCAATTCCGTTTAGGAGGATTACCTATGACGATTTCGCCTGCTCCACGCTTCCCAGAAGCGAATGCACCGATGTTTGAGCGTTCAATGGCTCCAAGCATTCCTGGGAACGCTGGCCCAAACCGCTTTGAGGAGGGTGTGGCAACCGACACCGACGTGCCCAACGACTTCCAACGTGGCGCATACGTCGATACCGCCCCCATGCCTGGCCGTCAGAACCAGACCAACCCACAGATGTTCTTCAAGTACCCCGAAGAGACCATGCGGGAGCGCGCTCACGTTGGTTCCGCCTCATGGATCGAAGCACCAGACGTACTGCGTGAGTTCGTACAGGGTTCAATGGCTGGCGACGGTATGCCCCAGTTTGAGCAGGAGTTCAACACTGGTGGCATCATGAAGCGCCCCAGCGCCGTGCGGGTGTATGACTGATGGCTAAAAAGACGCAAGAGCAAACCGCCGCTCAGATCGACCGCATGAGTGCAAAGATCGGCAACTTCTCAAAGGGGGAAGGCTTCACGAAAGAAGGTCAGACCCAGGTAAAACGTTACGAAGACCACAAGGGCAACGTGTCCACGAGGCTTTCTCAAGGCGCTAATAGTAACTTTGAGCGTAAGGATTTGATCGTTCGACCGGGTAACGATTATCCGATAACATCCAGCCACACTGGGATGCCCGTTGCGGGTGATAACCAAACTATTCCAGCCGATCAGCAACGGTCATTTGCGGCAACTGTTCTCAACAAAGCTCGCATCAAAAGTACTAGGTACCCTGGTCGGTCCTACTGATGCGCCTGCCCAACAGGGGTAGCACAACTTAGTGAACCTTGCAATAAACGGCTCCTGATACACTCGCTTTCCGACGAGTTTCAGGAGCCGTTTTCATGTCCCCAGTAGAAGCCGCCTCATCCGCAGTTACCTTTCTCACTCGCTTCGCACCACGGGGTGTGAAAGAAGAGCAAGAACTCCTTCAGGTAATCCAGGCACTGTCATCCTTCTCAAACAGCGGCAAACATATGTATACTAATAAGAGCACCATCGCAGCGTCCTGACGCTCACAAACGAGGAGCACTAGATGGAACCAAACCTGTTGGAAGCGTTACAGAAACGGGGGCCATCAAGTGTCTCAACCCCCTGTGGCTACTACCGGTTGTTGCACACAATGTCGGAAGAAGAGCGGACTGCCGTTGAAGCAGCATTCAGCAAAGTACTGAATGACGCTGGTTCAGGTAGGGCCAAGGTGTACTCATACGCTTGGTTGGCGGAAGTGCTCAAAGAGCATTCCTACACAATCAGTGCCAGCACACTGGCACGCCATGCACGGGGCAAATGTGGCTGTGAGTGACCTGACAACGGCACTGAGCCGCCCACCGGATAAGACAGCCCTTGGCTATGTATCCCAACTGCTAGAGCGCCATAACATCGACACCGACAAGGTGGGTGCTCTGTCACACATTGGTATGCACCAAATGCTAACCAAGAACGCTGACGGAGAAGCAGAGATTCACGACCTGTTCGGGTTCCACATCAAGCCCGAATTGCTGGGCGGGCCGCAATGGCCAGTGGTTCAACCTGGCCCCGTCTACAAACTGCCACCCGTTAAGGCAAAGCCCCGAGACGGTGGTTTGAAGACCTGCGTGATACTCCCTGATATCCAACTTGGCTTCTACCGAAATCACTCACCATCTGGTGACGGTGACCTGGTATCGACCCACGACGACACCGCTCTTGACGTAGCCCTAGCCATTACCAAGAGGATAAACCCTGATAAGGTAGTGCTATTGGGGGATAACCTGGATCTACCGGAGTTCGGAAAGTACAGGCTAAGTAACGCTTATGCCCTCACCACGCAGGCCACTATCGACCGGGCTACAGAACTCGGCGCTCAAGTAAGGAATGCTGCTCCACATGCTGAAATCCACTGGTTATCGGGCAACCACGAAGAACGGTTGGTGAACTATGTCATCGACAACGCCAAGGCGGCATTCGGGCTTCGTAGGGGCAACTCTCCTACTGACTGGCCTGTTCTCAGTGTTCCTTATCTCTGCCGTTTCGATGATCATGGGATTCAGTATGTGCCTGGCTACCCTGCTGGCCAGGTTTGGATTAACCAGCGTCTCCGATGTGTCCACGGGTTCAAAGTCAGATCCAACGGGTCGACCGCCCACGCCTACCTCAACAGTGAAAAGACATCCATCATTTATGGGCATATCCACCGACGAGAGTGGGCAGAACGAAGCCGAGAGGACTGGGACGGAGCCAAGACTATTATGGCCGCGTCCCCCGGCACTCTAGCCAAAACCACTGGTGAAGTGCCCTCCACAAAGGGCGGCATAGACCTAGACGGTCGCCCCCTCACAATCGTAGAAGACTGGCAGCAGGGTATTGCTGTGGTGCATTACGAAGAAGGTGACGGGGACTTCTGGTATCACCAGGTTCCTATCCATGGTGGCAAAGCCTTCTATAACGGGAAGGTCTACTCTGCGGAGTAGTAATACTTGCTAAACTTAGACAATGAAAGAACTATCAAAAGTAGAAGTCACCTGGAAAGATGCTTTTGATGGCCCGCAAGGGTGGGTTCTTCTTAGTGAGTATGTGCCCGCACAGTGGTCAGCCTCTACTATCGGTTACCTTCTAGACTCAATCAATGGCCCCGTTTTGGATGGTTATATGACACTTTGTTCATCGTACTTTTACTCTGAAGATGGTGAGTTGTACGTGTCTAACCCTGTCCACATCCCTACTGATTGGGTAAAAACTATTAGGGCTGTAATTTGATGGATTGAGAGACGGGCCTGGTCAAAGCATCCTCTCCATCCCAGCCGACACTAACCCTTTGCCACAGCGTCGCATAACTAACGACACACCTGTGGTCGCGAGACCACTCAGCCACAGTCTTTGTTTCGCCAAAGGCCGTAACCTTACGATTATTAGATTTGTTATTTGCATTAGTGACTTTATCGACAACCCTACAATTTGTAGGGGAATAATCACCGTCATTGTCCTTTCTGTCTATTTGAAGACCAGCCGATTTTGACCACCCATTTTCAATTGCCCAGTTTATGTAAGCGTTTACATCGTGCCATTCAAGACACACCTTTATACCTCGGCCACCATAGTAGGGAAACATAGGGTCACCGGGGTTGCCACATCTTGAGTGCATCCATTTCCACATCCAAGTAAGCCTAGAACGAGGCCCGGTCTTCCGCAAATGCCCGCACGACGTGCTATCTTTTCCTAAAGAATACACGTACAACTTCTTCTGTAAACCACAGGAGCACTCTGCAAGAACGTGACGGTCATCTATGTTTTCTAGCACCAACCACTCCCCAATTAAATCTCCCAATGCAGGTCTGGTATAGTTGTTTCTGACATGTCCACAACTTTTCGATTTACCAGAGGTAAGGTTATTAACCCACACCTCTTTCTGTGTCCCGCAGGAACAGGTGCAAAGAGCCTTCTTTCCACGTATTTCAGTGACTGTCCAATGACCATATTGGGTTCTTATACTCATCTAAATGAGTATACCACGGCAGGGGGGGAGGTGTAGGCATATGCCCATTGACTTTTGGTCTCCATCCCACCGTGCCAGTTCCTCGGACTTGACCGTCTCTGTCTCCCCTCTTGGATTAGTGGAGTTAGCAGACGAAGAGTTTGAGGTTCATTTACGGCCCTAGACTGAACCGTTACTCCAGTGCATGGGCCTGGTACCTAGGACATCACTGGTCGTACCGCCGTGAAATGGGCGAGCAGAACATCACGATGAACTACGTCCGTGCCATGTCGGACTACATCACTAACTTCTGCTTTGGTAAGGGCGTGCAATTCAAGTGCCCTGAACAGAACAGCGCCATCATCCCCCACCTCCTGCACAAGGTTTGGGAGGGGCATAACAACAAGCACCACGTACTGTGGGAAATGGGGCAACTAGCCAGCGTTACCGGTGACTGCTTTGTCAAGATTGCATACGAGCCTCCATACCAAGATGGGTTGGGCATCGTCAATGAGGGTCGCATCCGTATCATCCCCATCAACCCTGCGCATAGTTTTCCCGAGTACCACCCACACGACCGAGACCGCTTGCTGCGCTTCAAGTTGAAGTACAGATTCTGGGGCACATCTCCAGAAGGAACCCGTCAGGTCTACACGTTCACAGAGATCCTCACCGATGACATGGTAGAGCAGTATGTGAACGACGAGTTAGTCGACCAGTACCCCAACACAATCGGGCGCATCCCGATTGTGCACATTCCCAACTCGTCTATCTCATCTTCACCTTGGGGCCAATCGGATATCTGGGACATCATCGGGCTGAACCGTGAGTTGAACGAAAAGATGACCGATGTGTCTGACATCATTAACTACCACGCTGCACCAGTAACCATCATTACTGGCGCAAAGGCCAGCCAACTAGAGCGTGGCCCTAAGAAAGTATGGGCAGGCCTCCCTAAAGATGCCCACGTTTTCAACCTGGAATCACGGGGTGAGATGGCCGGTGCGCTGGAGTACATCCAGTTCTTGAAGCGCACCATGCACGAGATCACTGGCGTACCTGAAAACGCTCTTGGGCAAACCCAACCAATCTCTAATACCAGTGGTGTTGCGTTGGCTATCCAATATCAGCCGATCATGAACCGTTACCACATGAAGCGCATCCACTTCACCAAGGGGCTAGAGGTGATCAACGAACTGATCATCCGCACCGCTGCGGTATTTATGCCCGAGTGGTTGATGTATAACCCGTCCATTGCCGAAACGCCAGAGCCAGACCAGGCAACTCAACTTGATCCTGCTGACCCTCTTACCTACAGGACCGAAATCCACTGGCCAGATCCCCTGCCTGTTGATGTTCTTATCAAACTCAATGAGGTACAGGCCAAAATGGCTATCGGCCTGGAATCAAAGAAGGGTGCCCTTCGTATTCTTGGCGAAGAGTTCCCCAATGAGAAGATGGCAGAGATCTTTGAAGAACTTCGTGACGACATGCTTGATCAAGGTGCACTTGACATGTTGAGAGCACAAATCAATCAAGGCGTCATGTTGGCGACCGGCATGATCCCCGGTCCAGATGGCACCGCCAATATAGCCTCTGCTGGAGGTGCTAATGTAACAACCGCCAGTGATGGCGGAGGCCCTTTGCCAGGTACCCAAGTATCTGACATGGGTGCCGGAATGGTTAACAACCTTGTAGCAAAGGCATACGGTGCACGCCTCGCGCAACGCCGTATTCCTGACGAAGAATAAACAGACCTCAACAAAAGCCAGTACACGAACAACTACTCTTAGGAGAAATCATGACAACTAACTTCAACGATGGCATCGTCATCCCTGTTGAAACTTCAAATCACCCACCCCTCACCCCTGACGAGTTGCGGGCTTTGCAAGCAAAAACCTTCACTGAAGACGACATTGTAAAGGCTCGTCAGCAAGAAAAAGACAAACTTTACAAGCGCATCGAAGATGCTGATTCACGTGTGAAGTCCATGGAAGAGCAACTCGCCACTCTGACTTCAGAGCGAGAGGCTGCCATTGCAGAGGCCGCTGAGCGGGCACGCAAGGAAGCGGACCTTCTTCGTCAACGTGAACTTGAAGAACTGTCAGCAAAGGAACTCATCTCTCGTACCGAAGATGAGTTCAAGGCTCGCCTCAACCAAGTTGAGCAAGAGTGGCAGGACAAGTTCCAGCGTATGGATCAAGAGCGCCAAGCGCAGGAAGCCCTCCTTGAAAAAGAGCGCTACATGCAGGCTGTTGAGTCATACCGTCAGCGGCGCATTGCTGAAGAGACCGAAACCATTATCCCAGAATTGCGTGATTTCGTCACGGGTAATAGTGAAGAAGAGATCGACAACGTGATCGCTACACTTCGTGATCGAAGTAATGCTATTATTGAGTCAATCCAACAAGCGACTCAGCCTACTCGCCCCCGTGGTGTGCCGGTAACATCGCCTCCTGTTGGGCCAATGGATAACCAGATGGAGTATCAGACGTTTACTGCTGAGCAAATTCGCTCAATGCCGATGGACCAGTACAGAGAAATGCGGGACCGTCTACTAAAAGCCCGACCACAACAACGCGGTCGGTTCTAACCCAACCAATAACCCATCCTCGGAGGATATCCCATGGCATTTCCCGGCCCCGTAGGTGGCGCAGTCACCGGTGCAGACCTGTCGGCAATTACGACCACAGGCTACTCAAGTGACGCCACCCTTTCACCAGCAATTCAGACTATTTGGTCCAAGGAGATCCTGTTCCAAGCAATGCCAGTGCTGCGCTTTGAACAGTTCGCTGTGAAGAAGACTGAACTTGGCGTTATGCCCGGTCTCACGATCAACTTCATGCGTTACAACAACCTCTCAGTTGACCAAGCCGCAGGCGCAACCCTTACTGAAGGTGTGCGTATGGAGCCTGTAGCCCTCTCGGCTAGCCAGATCCAGATCACCGTCAAGGAACAGGGTCAGGCCGTCGCCGTTACCGAACTGCTGCTCAACGCATCATTCGATGACGTAATGGCCTCAGCCAGCCGTCTACTTGGTCGTCACATGGCCACCAGCATGGACATCCAGGCTCGTAACACCCTGTACGCTAACGGTGTTCCTTTCAGCGGTGGTTCAGCAGTAGCCCCCAGCGTGGTGTTCGGTCGCCGTGTTGTTGGTACTCGCGGTTCACTCAGCCCATACGACCCAGGCACCCTTGGCAACGGTTCAGCCCCCGGCTACCTCAGCCCCGCTACCGTCAAGGACGCTGTGGAAGTACTTTCGGGCCAGAACATCCCACGCCTTGGCGACACCTACGTCTGCTTCGTTCACCCCGCACAGGCTCGCTCACTCCGTGACTGGCCAGAGTTCATCGAAGTCACGAAGTACGCCGCCCCCGGCAACTTCATGCTCGGTGAGATCGGTCGTATCTACGACGTGGTGTTCATCGAAACCACGCAGGTGGCACGTGGCCTCAGCGGCATCGCTGGCGGTATCTTCACCGACATCGACCCCGGCCTGGCCGGTAACCAGACCATGGCCGCTTCCGGTGGTACCAACAGTTACGCCGCAGTCATGATCGGTGACAACGCCTTCGGCCACGCCATCAGTCTCCCGGTAGAACTGCGTGACGGCGGCGTGATCGACTTCGGTCGTGAGCACGGCCTCGCCTGGTACGCAATCTGGGGCTTCGGCGTCATCACCCACGAAAGCCGTGTCATCCTGAACACGCTTGGTGGCGCTATCGCTTGATAGCACCCAGCAGTAAGTAAAGAGGGGGGGTGGTGCTGAACCACCCCCCTCTTTCTGTTATCATGAACTGTACCCAATCCAATTACAAGGAGTAGCAATGCCTTCAAAGAAGAACGTCGTTGAATTCGCTGAAGAGTTTGATGACAACGAAGATGAAGTAGTACTCGCTGAGGAAACTGTTGTAACACAGGATCTCAAGAGTGCACGTGTGAAGGGCACTTGGACGATGTTCTGGGGTAGCGCCCATTACGACTTTGAAGATGGTAAGCGGTACCGCATCCCCATGGACCTGTATCAGTACCTAAAGTCTCGGTCTTGCATCTACGACACCCTGTGAGGATGGGCTTATGCCTTTCATTATCCCCAATGCCTTAGACACTACTGGAGGTCAGCGCTACGCTGCTCTAGACCAGGCAGAGCCGGATTCACTTGACTTTGAAATCCTTGGCAACAACACCTCTGGTGTTCTGTCTGGCTGCGAAGTAACCGCTCAAATCTCCGGTGGCGATACAGTCAACGTATCTAGCGGTTACGTGGTGTTAAACAGCGTCGCTTACCCTGTTGCAGCGGTGACCAACCAAGGCCTAGCCAATGCCCCAGTAGGTAACCAATTTAACTTGGTAGTGGCCCGTAAAAAGGCTGATAACACCATTGAAATCAGGGTCATCCCAGGCACCGATAGCACCACGAACCCGACGTACCCTCGCAGTATCTCTCGCATTGATGGTGCAACTGTCGGGACTAGCACCACCATTGACCCTAACACCGACGTTGTACTCGCAGCGGTCTACCGTACCGGGTCGTCTCCTGTCACCAAGGCCAACGTCGTTGACAAGCGGGTATCGGTAAAGTCAAACGTGTCGTTCCAGGGCAGCACCGTTCCAGACAACAACGTTGGCTCTAACGGTGATCTTTACTACCGGACTGCTAACCAGGTGTCCTCGGGTGTCTATGTTAAAACGAACGGCATTTGGATTGAGTTGGCCAAGTATCCAATTGATCCTGGTGTCCCCATTGGCACCCCAATCATGTGGCCCCACCCCACGGTCGATCCAAATGCTGCTGTGTGGGTTGAGGCTAATGGAAGTGCAGTAAACCGCGCAGGAACATATGCTGACCTATACGACGTGATAGGCACTACCTGGGGGGTCGGTAACGGGACAACTACCTATAACTTGCCTGACTGGCGAGGTTTCTACTTGGCCGGTCTACCAGCGTCGGGTGCAACCATGGGCACCGCTGCTGGTGCTCCTAACAACCTAATCACGCTCTCAGTTAACCAACTGCCCGCGCACGCTCACCCAATAACTGCCCTGCCAACTGATCCTGCTAACCCACACGTACATGCTATTACCCATACCCACACCGGGTCAACCGGTCAAGATGGGGACCTGCACACCCACACCTTTTCGGGCACCACTAGCACGACTCAATCTAGAACAATGCAAAACTTGATCACTACTAGTGGTTCCGTACCAGGGTATGCCACCAGCAACTCCGTAAGCGCCGTTGATTCACCTAACAACAACATCGCACACGACCACCCCTTCAGCGGTAGCACCGACAACGCATCAGGAAAGCACCAACACACAGTATCGCTACCCTTTACGGGAGACTCACAACCAGCCGGACAGCACTCTCACGTGTCTAATGGGAACACCGACCCCGTTGGGAGCAGCGCAACAATTAACGTGGCTCCCCAAACTCATTACGTTAGGTACTTCCTGCGGTATGCCTAACATCACTACGCACCCCACAAATCCAAATGATGCGATTGTGCGCCGTATGGTGATGTCAGAACGGTATCGCGATCCACAGCCTGCGATCAATGAGCCTTATCAGGACACCATTCCTGAGGTGAGTTCAGGAGACACCTGACCATGGCGACGATTGACGACGTTACGACTATTGCCAGAAATTACCTGCGGGACTTCCCCCGGTTCTTTCAGACTACGTTTCCAGTGGTGGGCCGCACCTACCAACTAGGCCACCCTAACGTTGACACCACGAGTCTCTATGTAGCCAAATACGTACCTGGTGCTGGTTCAGCCTCTGTAATCTCAACCACAGAATACTCACTAGACGAGCGTAATGGCATCCTACGGTTAGCATCCACACCGGCGTCTACCAACAGCATCATGGTAGAGGGGTACCACTACGAGTGGCTTACTCCCTCAGACTTGACCTTCTTTGCAAAGATCGCAGTAAACAAACACACCTCTACTCTGAACGTCCCCCTCGGTGGACTTTCGGAGGTAGTTGTAGACGTAATTGGCATGGCCACTGTGGTGGAGGCCCTGTGGTCGCTCCTTACCGAGTACAGCCGTGATATCGACGTGATTACATCTGAGTCCGTGCACATTCCTGCATCTCAACGTTTTCGTATGGTGCAGTCTCTTCTGGGGCAGTGGGATGAAGAGTATCGCCGTGCGGCCAAGGCTCTCAACATTGGGCTTGAACGTATGGAGGTGTTCACCCTTCGTAGGGTCAGCCGCACCACTAACCGCCTCGTTCCCCTCTACAAGGCCAAGGAACTCAATGATTACGGCCCAATGGAACAGTTGTTCCCACCAATTGACGATGGTCTGATCGAACTCACTCAAAAAGAAGACGATCTTCGCACCGATGTATACATCGACGGTATGCCCCGATCTGGTGGTCTTACTCCTAACGCGTTCTTCTAAGGAGGTGTTGTGGATACTCGTCGTGAACTGGACCTAATCCATAAACACTTCATGGGTCATCACAAGTCGGTTGGGGAAACCGTCGTGTGGTTTGAGTTCAGACCTCTTGCGGCCTCTGCCTCAGCAGGCAGCCTGTACGACGATGTGTATGACGAGGGTACCCAGTCAACCGGTGGTCGTAGTTACAACACTGGTGTAGTGCTTCCTGTATTGCTGGCCGCTGAAAACGAAGACCAGAAGAGGGCCATCCCAGAAGGCCGTCAAGTGGTGCAAACCATAGATATCTTCATTCCTTATCGGGCAATGTTTGAAGCAGGTATCTCAAACCCTTACGAATATCGTAAGCACCTAAACGATTTGTTCCTGTATGACGGTAGGTTCTACTCAGTGTTCAACTACCGAGCACGGGGCCGTCTTCGTGATGAAGTGTTTGTATTGGTTAGTGGTCAAGAGATTTACATTGATCAAGAGTTAATTAATGATCCTGGCCCAGAGCCTCTTGGTATCAAGAACCCGCCTTGGCCAACAACGCTTCCTTTAATAGGCTAATATAGAGGTATTCATGATGAGCGTCATGAGTACCATCTGCCTAGAACCTAAGGAGAGTCCATGGGGACTCATAACTTATCGTTAAGTTCTTCAGGTTCTTTCATCGCTGGCTCACCCACTCTCGTTAACTACTTTGAGTCCTATGGCACTCGGTACACGAAAGCCCTGCAGCGAGCGGTCACAGACGCTGCTCAAGAGTACGAGCAGAAGGTGCGGTCACGTGCACGATCCGCATGGGGTGAACTGGCTGATCACATCACGGTAACCGCTAACCCCGACTTCTCCCTTTCGTTCGCCATCGAAGAGGGGTATGAAGATCTAGCAGTAGAAAAAGAGTTTGGGAGCCTTAGCGAATCCCCCGCCGCTGTCCTTCGTATGGCTGCAATTAATGCCAACAACGAACTCGCCGCTCGTATCCAGTCGGACGTGGACCGGTACATGTCATGAACCCAGGGTTCCTACTTGCCGAAGACGCCGCCGTCAAAGAGCGCTTTACTGGGATCACCGTAAGTGATGACCGTAAGGTGAGTCGTCCCGTGAAAGTGTTCTTCCGGTACCCAGAGGGGGAAACCGAGAAGGAGTTCCCGTTCATCACCGTTGAGAACATAGGGCTATCACACGCACGCAACCTGCAACACTCTGAGCAGACTTACTACTACAACCCATCAAGTTCCGAAGAGTCCGTTACTTCTTTGAACTACTGGCCCTCAGAGCACGACCGTGCATGGCTGGAGGCTAATGATGGGGACGGTCTTGGATACTTGAGCGCTGAGTCGTTTGTGCCTGTGTACTTGACTTATCAGATCTCAACGTATGCACGAAGTGCCCTACATGATCGTCAGTTAACTGCCAGCATCCTCAAGTACGTAGCACCGTTTCGCCGTGGATCTATCTACGTTTCAGAGGACGATACGGTACGCCGCTTCGACATGCTGGGGTGGACAAATGCTGACGTACTTGACCAGGAGGCTGGTTATCGAAAGCGTATCTTTCGTAAAGTTTACACAATTCAAATGACCTCTGAGTTACCCACGTCCGAACTCGTTAACGTTAAACGTGCTGCCTCAGTTATTGGTACTATTAAGAACGCAAACAATTCGGATATCCGTGTCCCATACGCCACATTCTCGGAGGAGTTCTGATGCCCGCTTACCAAAACCCCGGCATTTATGTAACCGAAAGCCCACTAACCAGCAACGTAACAGCAGCCGACAATGCTACGTCTGTTGCAGCCTTCATCGGTCCCGCTCCACGCGGTCCAGTAGAGGCCACCCTCATCAACTCTTGGGCTGGGTATAAAGCCCTCTACGGTGACATCAGCACCAGCTTTGAAATGGGCTATAGCGTGTACCACTACTTTGCTAACGGCGGTCGTGATGCCTACATCGTGCGCGCACTGTCCGGTAGCGCATCTACCTCAGGTGCAAGCGTTTCTTACTTCCCCACTGGAGGCTCAACCTCTGGCACCCTATTCACCGCCAGGGCGGTAAGCCCCGGTATCTGGGGTAACACCCTTTCTCTTGTAGTTAGCAACGGCATAGTGGCTGGCAGCACCACTCAAATCCCCACGTTCAACCTGACCGTGAACATCAGCGGCGTTGAGGTAGAGCGTTGGAACGAAGTATCGACGGACCCAACCAGTAACCGTTACCTTGATGTTGTAATTAACAACTACAGCAAGTACATCGACGTTACTACCACTACTAATGCCAAGTCGCCTACCACTGGCTGGACGTTCAACAACAACACTTTCACCTTGTCAAGCGGTACTGATGGCGGTGCCGTAGATACTGCGGCCTACACGACCGCAATCAACCGATTGGATTTGGTAGAGAACGCACTAGTAATCAACGCCCCAGGCGTTGGTGGTCAGAGCAGCGCAATCGTGACAGCCCTACTCAACAAGGCAAAAGACCGGGGTAACTCCTTCGTAGTAATTGATCCGACGCCTGACTCAGTGGCTGCGACAATCAACACTATTGCAAGTTCATACACAGCAGCGACCACCTCGTCCTATGGTGCGGTGTACTACCCAATGCTTAAGATGGCTGACCCCACCAAGTCTGGTGTTGGCGCAGTACGGGACACCTACCCAGGTGGCGCAGTTGTTGGTGCTTATATCCGGTCAGAGGTCAACCGCACGGTCGCAAAAGCACCAGCCGGTTATGGGCTTACCATTAGCAACGCATTTGGTCTCTCCACCACGTTCACGCCATCTGAAACTGCAACGATGTATGACTCCTTTGGGGTCAACACCTTTAAGTCAATTCCAGGTGGCGGTGTCATCATCAACGGCACCCGCACGCTAGACAAGACCACTCCAGGTAAATACATCCCTATTCGTCGGTCACTGAACTACGTAAAGCAGACGCTCAAGGACGTGTCAGCCTTTGCGGTGTTTGAACCCAACGATGAAAACCTCTGGAACCGGCTAACCCTGAAGTGCGCCGCCATCCTTAGTGAGTTCTGGCGTGAAGGTGGTCTCAAGGGTGCAAACACTCAGCAGGCTTTCTACGTCATCTGCAATGCCACCAATAACACCGCTGAATCAGTTGCACAGGGAATAGTAAACGTAGAAGTAGGCGTAGCACTTCAATACCCCGCTGAGTACATCGTCATTAACGTCAGTCAGTGGACTGGCGGTTCAAACGCCGTTTCAAGCCTCTAATAAGGAGATACCCCTATGGCTCGCTCTGCAAAGTCTGACCCTATCCGCAACTTTAAGTTCCGAGTAACCATCAACCCCGGTGCTGGTGCCCTAGCGACAGACACTGTTGGTATTGGCTCTATCGGATTTGCTGTGGTGTCAGGTCTAACCGTAAACAACGAAATGGTCGGCTACCGTGAAGGTGGCATGAACACCCATCCACATAAGTTTGTGGGCCAGTCTGACTTTGCCCCTGTGAACTTCTCTCGGGGTGTGTTTGAGAAGCAATCACAACTTTACAAGTGGCAACAGTTTCTTCACGCCTGGAACCAGGCAAGTGGTAAAAGCACTTCGGCAGACAACAACTATCGTTGCGACATCTTTGTTGAGGTGTTTGACCACCCCGTGTCAAGCGGTGTGTACGCTACGCCTCAAGGGGGTACGCAAACGCCTGACCCTGCGACAAACCTTGGTGACAATCGCTGGGGTTTCAAACTGTTTAACTGCTGGCCAGGTGCTTACAGCCTCAGCGATCTGAACGCTGGTGACAGCGGCATTGTGATCCAACAGATGACGGTTCACCATGAAGGCTTTGTGGTAGCGTGGGATTCTGCGGAACTAAACGCACTTAAAGCCGTCTCGTAATATACTTAGGAGTCCTACAAGATGTCACAACAGCAGTCTATTGAATCTGCTCTCAAAGACCCTGCACCAGAGATTGGTTACCCCCTCCCGGCTACGGTGGAACTCCACCGTGGTTTGTTTGACCAAACCACAGGCACTTGGCAAACGGCAGCGGAAGTGCGAGAACTAACCGGCGCTGACGAAGAGTACCTAGCAAGTTTTGAGGCAAAGGCAACCACCACGTACGCTGACTACACCTCTGCTCTGCTCAAAAGGGCTGTAGTAAGTGTTGGCTCCATCAATATCGAAGAATCACCAGAAGTGATTGAGCACCTCATCCTGGGTGATCGTGACACATTGTTCATGGCTATCGTCAAGGCAACCTATGGGGTAAACCGTGAGTACGTAGTCAAGTGCCCCAGTTGTGGGAACAAGAATGATGTAGTCGTCAACCTTGACGATGACTTTCCAGTATCGTCTACAGACAAGGATATCCAGGGGCCTCTTACGACCACACTCCGCAACGGGAGTTCAGTTAAGTTCCGGCTACCTAACGGTTCAGACAGTGTGCATGTGGCCAAGCACGCAACCAACACGGCTGCACAGAACACCTTGATGTTAGCCCGCTGCGTAATTCTTTCACCAGAAGAACTAAAGGGGAAGTCCCCTGAAGACTGGGCTAAGTCCCTTAACATTGCAGATCGTAGTAAACTAATTAAGGCGATCCTTGAAATTAAGGTTGGCCCTCAACTAGAGGAGGTGAACGTCCAGTGTGCTCACTGCGGAACCAATATGCCGCTAGGGATCACCTGGATGTCCCTTTTATTCGGTTGATCTTAAATACACTTATTGGGAATACGAACTAGTCGCTTCAGTATACAAAGGGTTCAACTTATCTGATTTACGGTCAATGACCGTACGGCAGCGGCTGTTCTGGACTGGGATGGCTCGCTGGAGGAAAACGTAAGGAGAACTAGTGGCGCTTGGCTCTGAACCTTCATTAAGTGGCATGGAGAGGTTTGGCAACGCCATGTCCCATATCGGGGTTGGCATGAAGGTCGACACCAACCCAATCAACGACCTAACTAAAGCCTTTCGTGACCTCAACAAACAACTGAGTGACATTGAAAAGCAGATGAAGGCTGTCCAGAAGGAAGCCGATAAAGCAGCCCAATCGCTGGGGAGCGCTTCTAAGGCTGGCAGTTCTACATCCACTACTGCTAGCGGCACCAAGGTCCTCGGTACGCTAGAGAACTCCTCCCCAAGCAGCACGGCAGGTCTGGCTACGAGCGCTGGTGGTTCCGGTGGGGGTGGCGGTGGCATCTCGGGCAAGTTCACTCAGATGCTGGGTGGCATGTCTGGCAAAGGTGCTATGGCGGCTGCTGGCGTATCGGTGGCTGCATCTGCCGTGCAGGCAGGTATCACCGCTATCGACAACCGAGTTGATAGCGCCCGCAGTTATGCCCTTACCGCAGACCGCATGTCGGTGATGTACCAGCAGATGACTGGTAAGAGCCAACTGGATGTGCAGAGCACCTACCGTCGACCACTGGATAACTACCGCCTAGGTTATGGCGGTAAGGAAGCACTGCTTGGGCTACAGGCTCGTACTGGAATCAATGCCAACCAGCAAGCAAGCAGCGTTGAGGCTCTGCGCACGTACAGTGGGTTCTCACTTTCCGCTGCTGATGGTGCCAACATGCTGGAGTCTCTCGCCCAAGCACCGACTGCTAACCGCATGTTCATGATGGGCGGTGGCGGGCTTGTTGGTATTGGTGGCAAGCAAAACAGTATGCAATCGGTATTACAGAATGTTGTCAAGTCTGCAGGGCTAACAGACGAACGACTGGTAGATGGGGCCTTTGCACCAGGGTCTATCACCCGCTCACGGTTAACCAACATGGGCATTACTGGGGACATGCAAGATCAAGTTCTGCAGTACGCCAAGTCGAACATTCAGTACAAGAAAAAGGGAGGCGTCGGGATGTACGATGCCTCTAATAAGAGTGCCCGTGAACTCATGGGCATTGAAGACAACTTCGCCACCCAGGTCGAAGAGACTGACCGTGTACGTGGTGCAAGAGACGAGCAGTTCTACCGCCGTCAGGCAGACAACTTCGCTGACCTGGAGAAGCAGACTCAAAAACTCATCCAGGTGTTTGGTTCTCTAGAAGACAAACTCTCAGGCATTATCGGTGCCCGCACCAGCAACCGCATCTCATCCACTATTGCTGGTGGTGTCGGTATGGCATTGGGCGGGTTGGTCGGCAGTCTTCCAATATTTGGTGGTCCAGGGGTTGGCACTATGGTCGGTGCTGGTGTCGGTCAAATGCTGGGAACCGCCGTTGGGGGCATGATTGGTGACCCTTACCCTGTTGGGGGGTCCTCACCCAAAGGGATGGCTTTCCGTCGTGGTGACCCAGTAGGTGCAGACAAGGGTTCCGGCTCTGATAGCACGGTGCGCGTTCCCACATATGGTGGCAAAACCGTAACGCTGGATGAAGTAAAGAAGTTCGGGTCGTTCAAAGGCCTGCATCCAGGTATGCAAGAGCGAGTTCTCAAACTGCTCCGTGCCAACCCAAAGATCGGCTTTGGTGAAGGTAAGCGGTCAATAGAGGATCAAAAGAAACTGTTCCTTAGTCGTTACCGTAAAACCACTCAAAAGACCAATATCCAATGGGATGGGTCTTACTGGGAGCACGTCTCTGGTGCTCCCGCTGCGCCTCCTGGGCGCTCTATGCACGGTATCGGGCTTGCCGCTGACCTCATCCTTCCCCAGGACGGTTCCCAAACAGCGTGGCTTGACAAGAATGTTGGACAGTACGGCCTCAAGAACTTCACCCAGGTAAACGGTGAACCGTGGCACGTTCAACCAGCGGAACTTCCTAGCGGTTTTGGTGATTACATTAAGGGCGGTGCCCCCTGGGGTACCGGCGATATGCCAATCAGTCCAGAAGAACGCTCTACTGTTCTCCACTCAGAAGCGGCCAGTGGGTTTGACACCGACCACAGCAGTGGCTCATCAGGGGGCGTTGGCGGCATTATCGCGTACGCCTCCATCTCAGAGCGCGTGGCTAGCCGCATCGGTGGTGGTGGCGGTGGGGGCGGCGGTGGTGGTGGGCGCAGCGCTGGCCACAACTCCAACAGCATCGGCAGCACCGCTGTGTCACTCAATGTGGACTCTTCGGGAGCGCTGGCGGGCGAAGACGTTGCTCGGATGTTGTACAACGAGGGGTTCCGTGGTCAAGACCTGATCAAGATGGTCGCTATTGCGCATCGTGAATCACGATTTAGACCAAGTGCCTACAACGGAAACCGGTCAACCGGTGATGACTCTTACGGTCTATTCCAACTCAACGTGCTCGGTGACCTTCGTAAGTGGTATGAAGACCAAGGTATTAATGACCCGAAACAACTGTTGAACCCACTTACCAACGTAAAGATGGCTCGCAAACTGTTTGAGGCCAACCAGAAATGGTTCAAAGGTAACGGATTCCACGCTTGGGGTGACTACGCAAACAGCGGGCCAGGGTCCTCAAGTGGTCACACTAATATGGCGCAGGCAGAGTCCTATGTTAGGAACGCAAATATTGGTGACCCCATCGTCGCTACTTCATCCCCCTCTGGTAACTCAGGTAACATCAACGTTAAGGGTGGCAACGTATTCAACATAACAATCCCCGTTACCGTGATGAATGGTACCAACGCAGACATCCAGACACTGGCCAAGAACATTTCAAGACTCGTCAAGAGAGAACTTGAGTTTGAAGGCATGAGGAGAAACTAATGAGTTACCGTGACGATGCGTTCTTTAACATTGCAAACATTGAGCCTCGCGCTTATGGCGACAACGACAACGCCAACTTTCTGTACCCAGATAACCAAATCAGGTTCCTGGCAGCCCAATCTGCGTTAGACGGCACGAACAACCAGTACAAAATTAAGCGGGGGTACATCCGAGGATTGGCACAGCCTGGGCTGCTTGAGGAAGCAGCGTTCACCTCATACAAGTGTTCGTTCCAATTCAACCCACAAACAATCCAGCAAACGGTGACTATGAGTCAAGACACATATCTACCCTTGCTGCAAGACCCCTACCAGTTCAGTCAACCTATGGGCAAGTCCACGAACTTTCAATTTGACTTGCTATTTGATAGGTCCAGAGAGGTAGCAAAGGGCATGGGTAACCCTGGGCCAAATTCTCCGTATGCAATAGGTCAACTAGAAAATGGAGTGAACTACAGTGCAGATGTTTACGAAATCGGTGCGCTCGCAGACCTGCAACTACTGTACGCAATCATTGGCCAAGGGTTCTCAAAAGAACTAATTGACTTCCAAGTCCAACGTCTAGCGCAAGCAGCCATCACCGCATACAACGCTAACAGCGAATCTGCTTCTGCTGGACTCTCAACGTCTGCTACGGCCATTGACTCATCAGGATCAAACATTAATGAACTGGCAAGAACTGCAGTATCAGCAAACTTTGGTAACTCCGCTTTCATCATCCCTGCACCAGTTCGCGTAATGTTCTCGTCCTTGTTCATGGTAGACGGGTTTGTTACTGGCACCACCGTTGACTTCCTCAAATTCAGTACCAATATGGTACCCCTTCAGATTCGTGTAGGCATATCAATGGAGGCTATGTACATCGGCTTTGCTCGCAAGAAGACATTCCTGACTGACAGCCTTGAGAAGGCTGGTGCGGCGCTGCAACAACAGGCCGCTGAGGAGCAGGCACAGCAAAGGGCGGCCAACACTGAGATGGTTACAGCACTTAAGCGCTACTTAAACAGTATCCAATTTGGATGGAGTTACAACGCAAATTGGGTTATGGCCTCAACAAGGGAGTCGACAAGCGTAGATGTAGGTGGCGATAACGCACCAGTACTATTGTACGAACTTATATTCAAAGAACCCAAAGAGGGGTGGACAAGGGCTTTTAATATTGGTTTTAAAGCGGCGGTTAACAGCGGTGCTGGTACCAACACTGGTTTAAATGGTGTTCGTGAAAACACTGTAATAGATCCGCTAACTGGGTTAACAGTTAAAGAAACACTATTAGACAATGGGGAACCCACTGTGCTAACCGTTGCCTGGAAGTTTAAAGTTTGGGGACCCTTTGACTCCCCTAATATTAGTACTAGCACCTACAACTCACCTATTAGTTACGTGCAGAATCAAAGTAACCCCCCCGAATCGGTGCTAGTAGGGGCTTACGAAAATGCAGTGTCTAGTGATGACTCTTGGTTCTTTGCTAAAACCTTTAATAGTTCTAGTCAACTTAGAAACACTGCTCCCAACGCTAAACTTCATTCGGGGCTAGTGCCGTACACCAGTTGGAGAAATGATAAGTACTACGTATGGTCAATGGAGATTACGATGACCGCAACCCGCACCACCGGTGGTGGTCCCGTTACCCTTTCTAAAACTGTAAAGAAGTATGACTGCTACAGGGGTGATCGTAAAGTATTTGGATCATTCTCGTTCAATTGGGTTGGGCAAGGCCGTGGCGTGGATTCCGGTGCAGGCTCTCAAACATAAAGGATCGGTGTAATCACTAATGGCTAGTTACACATCAACATCACGCTACCTTCTTACTAACAGTGGCACTAACGCTGACCGTAAGGACAAGGTGATTTCATACTATTCGCAGTACACCACTAGGCAGGGCGACTCACTAGAGTCGATTGCGGCCAAGTTGTTCAACGATGGTACTCGCTATTGGGAGATCGCAGACCTCAACCCACAGATTGACTTTCCTGACAACATCCCAGTAGGAACCGTTCTTCGACTACCACGATGATCGCCAAGAGCAGTAACCCCTTATCTCCTGACGTGACGATCAGGTTCAATAACATGGAGGTTGACTACGGGTCCGTGGTCTCCTTCTCGCTGAGCCTGGAAGAGAACAAGCACGACACGTGCACCATCACCATGAGGGGTATCCATCCCAAAGCGATCACCGACTTCATTGACACTCCTGTACGGGTGATGGTCTCATCAGGAGAACTGCGCAAGCAAGAGTTCTGTGGCTATGTACTCTACGTAGAGCCTGTGTCTGAAACAAGAGAGGGCCTAGTAAACGGTAGCCCATTTCAAACGGCGCGTATCGTGTGCTTTGGTGCGACTGTTGTAATGAAGGGTGCCGATACTAAAGTGTGGGAAAACACTTCTATTGGTGTGCTGTCTCAATACATGGCTAACACTTATGGGTTTAGTTTGGACACCCCATACGATACGTTTGCGTTCCCGCGTCAGGTCCAGAAGGCAGAGTCGGACTGGGCATTCCTTACCAGAGTGGCTAGTGCGTATGGGTACCGAGTAACTGTGCATGGCACACATATGCATGTGTGGGACCAAACCAAGTCCCTGGGGCGCAAGGCTTCATTCAATGTCCTTACCACGATGCGCAAGCAGATGGATGCAGCCCCAGGGATGATTCTTAGATTTGAGGGCAGTTTTGGCTACCTTACCCCTGACGGGGATGCCACCACCTACAGAACCACCACGCTAGACCCATCCGGCAAATCGTTGACCGTAACCAGCAAAGACATCCCCAACATCTCTATCTCTGGGTATCCCTCGGATGCTGAATACTCTGACACAGCGTTTCGACCTTCACAGAGCACCGAGGAGGCACGCCGCTTTATTGATGAGAAAAACAAGGGCGGCTTCCCGTTTAACGCTTGGGTCGATGTTACCGCAGGTGCAGGGATCGTCCCAGGTGGTGTGGTGTATATTGATGAATACAACTCTAACTTTGATGGTATCTGGTATGTAAAATCAGTTACTCATGAAGTCGGTGGATCAATGTACATAACGAAACTTGAAATAGGTAGAGACTTCACATTGGGTACTGAGTACCAGGTGCCACTGGTTGAGCCTTTCGCAACCCCACCTGCACCTAGGTTCCTAAACAACGTTTGGACCTCTTCACTTCCGCGGGTGAACAAGTATGTATGAGGGTATGTCCCTATATCGTGCCGTAGTGGCCACAGCGGTCAGCGCCACTGGCGAGATCACGGTACGGATACCGTCTGCGTTAGGCAGCAAATCAACACTACCTATCAGCACCGTTGGCCGTGCCCCGGTATCTCCTGGCGTATGGAACGTACCTGCAGTGGGCGACCAAGTCATTGTAGCGGTAGAGGATGAGAAGTTTTCTAACCTGTTCTTGATTCCCATATCAGAATCGGGGCAGTTAGAAGGTCTCACAGTGTCGGGCAACCTCAGTGTTACTGGCAACGTAACGGCAGCAAACCTGCTAGGTAACGGCTCAAGCCTCACCAGCCTCAACGCCTCAAACCTAGCATCTGGAACCGTACCCGCAGCCCGACTAACCGGCGCGTACACCGGTATCACCGGACTCGGCACCATCGCCGGAACTCTCACCGTGGGTTCTCTGAACGTGACGGCACTGACCCATAGCAGCAGTACAGCAGAATCCCTGAAGTCGGTTGGTGCAGGGGCGGGTTTCACGTTTGAGTCTCGCCAGGGTTCCGCTAGCGGATACAACACTTGGTATCGCTTCAATAACGATGCGTACTTATGGAACAGCACGACCGGTGCCAACGTCATGTCGGTGAGTAGTGCTGGCGTGATCGGATGCAACGGCGTCACGGCTACGACATTCTCTGGGTCCGGTGCGTCACTCACGAGCCTTAACGCCAGCAATCTGGCGAGCGGCTCTGTCCCCGCCGCTCGCCTCAACTCAATCGGCTACACGTTTCTGCCGTTTGCCATTTCGGCGCAAGGAGGTGCTGAGGGGGCAGAGGTTACATGGACTGGAGGTTCTGGCTACTCCAACTGGCAGCAGGACGTGAATGTCAACCAGATGCGGTTCTTCACGGGCGGCACGGTGCACATGAGCATCGCTGAGACCGGCGCATTGTCAGTTCGCTCGTCTGTTTCTGCGCCCACGATGTCGGTTTCCAGCACTGACGGCTTCGCCTTCAGCAACGGCGGCGGCAAGTTGTGGATGCAGGACACCACATGGGTGCGCACCGACAAGAGTTTCTACAACGGTGGGAGTGTGCTCGCCAACGACGGCCATCTTTCGATCGGCTACGGAGGTGCTACAGACGGGACGTACCGTGCTCGGGTCAATGGCAATATGAATATCGCCTCAAACACGCTGATCGGCGGAGCGTTGTTCGTCGCCTACGCAGGTTCGGTCACGGATAACGGAAACGGGAGCATCAGAGCGTCGGCAAACGCTAGTTGCACAGGGGTCACCGTCTACTCGACCGCTGGGTCGAGTAATTTCGATCCATTCTTGGCGTTCTACGACCAAACCAACGGGACTAACGCTGTTGGCAGCGTCTCTAGCCCTGCGAACTCTTCCACGACGACCTACTTCACCACGTCTGACTATCGGTTGAAGCGTGATGTTCTGCCCCTCACCGACTCACTCAGAAGAATAATGCTGTTGCGTCCAGTGACGTTCAAGTGGAAGAACATCTCGTCCAGTCGTACCGAAGAAGGGTTCTTGGCTCACGAGGTTGCCGCCGTCGTACCCACTGCCGTATCGGGGCACAAAGACGAAGTGGACGAGAACGGGGAGCCTGTCGTGCAGCAGATGGAGTTGGCACGCCTCGTCCCCGTGCTGATCGGCGCTGTCCAAGAACTCGCACACCGTCTAGAGCAGTTAGAACAATAACACAAGGAGATAAACATGCAAGAAGAACAGATTGATGTGCAGGCTGTGTTGGACGATCTTCGTCGTCAACTGGCTGACAAGAGCCTGGAGTTGGCCATTGCTAACGCTCGCCTAACACAGGTAACCAAGGCATTACAAAAGGTCGATAAAGAAGATTGATACAATTAAAGATGTAGTAAACCGCTTGAGTAAAGACGGGTGAGGCAATGTCCGCTATAAAGATCCCATTTCAATTTACGAATGGAAAACTAGAGGTAACTAACTCGCCTGACGTTGTGGCCCGTCAGAAGATCATTGACGTGCTCACAACAGAACGTTTTGAACGAGTAATGCGTCATACCTACGGTGTAGGTATCCGATCATTGCTGTTTGAGAACATTGACGATCTAGCGTTTGCTGACATTAAAATAGATGCTATGCACACCATATCTGAGACCGTCTCACGAGTGGATGTCTTAGATCTAGTAATTAGTGAAGTTCCACCATCTAACTATTACGGAAATGACGAAACCACTGTGGCGATAAACGTGGTATACAAACTACCCCTAGGGTCACCACGTGTTCTCTCCTACAATGTAGCGGTACCAGGCGCGCTAAACGAAGAGACCCCGATCTGAGGCATGAATGGCTGACAACCCAAGTTTCGATTTCTCAAGCAGAGACTATGCGAACATCCGACGAGACCTGCTGGACCGTGCCAGCCGTCGTATCCCAGAGTGGACCGACAGAGACCCCTCTGACTTTGCCACCGCCCTCGTAGACCTTTGGGCATACACCGGTGACGTGATGCACTACTACATCGACCGAGCCGCACAGGAAGCCTTTATCACATCCGCAACCAAGCGGGAAAGCGTGCTCGGCTTAGCCAACTTGTTTGATTACACGCCACGATTCCGTGCTGCCGCATCCGGCACGGTGTTCGTCACCAACTCTTCGGGCGCATCGGTAAACATCCCTGCTGGCACTTCATTCAGCGGCATATACAACGACACCCTGTACTCATTCTTCGCCAGTTCTTCCACCACTCTATCTTCGGGGTCGACTGTCGGAATCACTTTGACCGAAGGCAAGTTGGCCTCAAACCAATTAGTAACGTCATCTGCAAATGGTCAGATTGGTCAACGTTATACCCTGCCTGCGGTAGGAGTCGTACCGACATCAGTACGTGTGTTTGTAGCAGAAGGTGGAGCAGCAGCAACTGAGTGGGTGCGCACTGCCAACGTAAACACGTTACCTCCAAACACTGCAGGCTTCAGCGTATACGTGAACACGGATGAAACCGTTGAGATTGTATTCGGCAACCGTCTGAGCGGCAAGATCCCAGCAGTGGGGTCAACAATTACTGCCACCTATGCAACCTGTTCGGGAGCAGCAGGCAACGTACCCGCTAACACGGTCACCTCTTTTGCGTCAGTCACACCCACTGGGCTATCGCTGGGTACGAGTAGTGCGTTCTCATCCGGTGCTGACACCGAGTCCATTGAGTCAATAAAAAGGTCGCTCAAAGCAACGGTACGAACGCAAGAACGTGCCGTCACGATTCAAGACTTTGCGGACTACGCCAACCTAACCACGGGCGTGTACCGTGCCGTTGCCTCGTACACGGCCTCAGCGGGGGCTTCAGCAGGGGTGGTCACCCTGCACGCCATGCCGTACACCAGCAACTTCACGTCGTACAGCGGGGCGTCGGTCCCGGTACCAACCCAGGTGCAGACGGACCTGGTGACCACCATTCAGCCAGTGGCGCTTCTTGGTGTGACGGTTGCTGCCGCCACGAGCGTCTTGTTGTGCAGGGCAAACCTTACTGCGGTAGTCAACGTGCTTCCCAACTACGTGGCCACCACGGTGGTAGACAACGTGACTAACGCCTTGAACGGATTGTTTGAACTAGACCAACTGAACTTTGGTACAGAAGTGCGAATTGGCGACATCTATCGAACTATTCTCGGAGTGTCGGGTGTTGACTATGTAACCATATCGACTTATCAAATTGTTGACCCCAACAACGGTAATGCTGTAGTTGCGACGTTTGCAACGTCATTTCCAACGCGCTTTCTATGCAAAGGATCGTTTAACATCACTTCTTCCGGTGGGATAACGTCGGCATAACATGGCACGCGCTTCCTTTGTACTCAGAAGTGAATCCACCGATAAGGGTTCCTACCTGGCATACCCCCCTGCGTCTGCTTCCGCTGGGCTGGCTGAGCGCACCGATGACGACACCTATCTCAAGGCAGACGATTTTCAAGTCGTCACGGCGATCACCACTGTGGTGCCCGGTGGCAACCAGTGGTCTGCTGTTGGTTTCTTCAACGTGGAACCTATTGAGTACGACCGAATGCGCATCAGTTGGGGCATACCACTTGCCACATCGGTAACAGCCATCACGCAGCCTGTGCAGGCGCTCATCGTGTACTCACCACAGGGCGAACCCGCCACTGTCAATGAAGGGTTTGCGCTGGTAGAGACCACATCAACTGATGGTGAGTTCTACCACGATGTGACCCCAGGAGAGTGGGCGTACTACACGGTGTTCATCAAGTACCAGGACAACGGCGGCACACTGTACTACGAGCCTGCCGCAGCGCTGTCGGCTCTGGCACCAAAGAACTACGGTAGTTCAGACGCTATGTACAGCAGGATTCCTGCCTACTATAGGCTACAGGATGACTACTTAAACGCAGGAGATGGTGGACCTCTCTATAAGTACCTGTCTCTTATTGGGTGGGACGTAGACAGGTTCAAGACCCTGCTTGATTACATGATCTCATGTAAAGATCCGCAGGTAGCCAACAGCCAAACACTAGACCTGCTGGCTAGCGATCTAGGGGTAGACCTCACCAGTGAAGAACTGGGTGCTGCCAGGCTGCGTGCTCTACTGAATGACATCGGATACCTGCGCCGCTCCAATGGCACCGCCACCACCTTGTTGTCCACCGTATCTGCCCTTACCGGGTCAATCGTTACCCAAAGCGGCACTAACATACGGATTCAACCTCAACGTGTTAACTACGTTTGGAACCCCACGCTCACCAGCGTGGGGACTCTCGGTGCGGATGGTGGCTTGCCTGATTCTTCCTATTCAGAATCAATTGATGGTGGCGTTCCTAACTCTGCGTCAACACCGGCGGCTTGGGGGTCCAACACCCCGTACGGGGAACCTCCAAACAACCGTCCCGTTGACGGTGGTAGTCCAAGCACGTCGTTTGTAGGGTCTGGTGTTTGGTTCTACACCCCTGTTGGCGTGACGGAAGTACTCCGAACAACAAGCGCATCAGTACCCGTTGTCGCTGGTGACACACTGTACTTCTCTTGTCACAGTACAGGACAAGACGCCATCAACAGTTTCGCCCTGGAGTACCTCCAAGGGACCAACCGAGTTGTTATCGGTAACGAGGTTACAACTCCGCAGACCTCGGGTACCCGTAAGTACTGGCGGCTAAACGTGCCCTCTGACTTCACAGCCACGCTGCCTACCGTGTCCTCGGTGACGGGGGCAACTACTACATCGGTGACGATTACATTCTCCTCCCCACACGGCGTCTCATCGGGGTTGGTCAACAACGGACTACAGGTGTCGTTCGCCGGGTTTAGTGGCGGTGCCGCTTCGGTGGGTACCAACTGGGCCACCACCGTGCCAGTAGCCAGCGTCACCAGCAATACCATGACGGTCACGTTCCCCAGCGGCCCTGGTGTGCCTTCAACCTTGGGCACCGTAGCCTCTACGGCTATCTTGGCGGCTATCAAAGTGGTGTACACCCCACCGGGAACTTCCACTCAAGACCCTAAGTCGGTGCTTGGGGGTTCCCTTCTGTTGGAGAAGAACTACATCGGATCGTACTTTGATGGAAGCACACGGCGAGGTGGTGTGGTCCGTCAAGGTGGGTCAATCTTCGACCACCGTTGGCTCCAACCCGCCAACCCCAATAACTCATTCTCTATCTACACCGAGAACTATCAGAAGACACGCTTTGTTACAACGCGTCTCCTCCAGACTATGCTTCCGGTTACCAACGTGGTACCCATCGGTACTACGCTGTTCAGCAACCGAACTGCAACGTACACGGGCAGTTCCCCACGTAACCTAGTTTGGGATTACATTCCCAACTACTCATAACATGAGGTTTCATGATCATCTGTGCACTGGCTGTCTACAAGTTGGCCCAGATTTTGGACTCCCTAATGCCCAAAGAGGCAATGCCCTGGGTGTAACTCCTTGTAGTAACCGCCTTATCGTATGGGGCAACATTCCTAATGGGATTAGAAAACCCGTTGATTTCAGGACTCTCCGTGGCTACACTCGCTGGTGTCGTCCATACCTTGCTTCGGTTAATGACCCTGCTAGGTGACCGGGCGCAGAAGCAAACCCGCTAAAGGAGAGCCACCATGTATGGAATCTTGGGAGCAGGATCTGCTCCAGCAAAAGTCATCGTCGCGTCCCTGCAAGACTTGGGTCACGACAGCCACTACGTCATCCCGTGGTACGGAGATGTGACGCCAGGCCTAGAGGCAGTCTATGACTGGGTGTTGGACCACAACATCCAGTTCACCCTGGTGCAGAACCCCGATGGCAAGAAAGCCCCGTCTGTGCTGCGCACCATGTGCGAGACCCTACATGACAGTCAAGATGTGAATGCATCCATCGTCAAGATGCTCATACCTGCGTACGGACATGCACTCATCCTTTGGGATGACAAGAACGAAGATGCGTCGTTTGTGGTTGCTACCCAGGCAATCGAAGCGGGGCTTCCCACGTTGGAACTCACCAACGGGTTGGTGCCTATCGTGTTCGATGACCAAGAGCAATCATCTGAGTCGGTTGCCGATGAGGCTGACATCATGGTGGAAGGTGATTCCGATGAGAGCACTACTCCTTGGGATCGGGACACGTTGGAGAACATGCCAGCCGCCGTGGTGAAGCGCATGGCCCAGAGTGCTGGTGCTACCACCAAAACCAAAGAGGAAGCCATCAAGGCAATCCTTGGTGAAGATGAAGAAGACCCCACCGCAAAGTGGGTGCCCGCCCCTGTGCCGGAGCGAGAGAACATCAACGAAGAGTCCGCACTGGTAGATGCAGCACCTGCTGACAGCCCTGCAGAGGAAGCCCCATACAAGATCACCGTTGAGATGTACGGGGGTCGGCAGATGTCGTTCTACGGCACCAACAGCATTCTGAAAAAGATGCTGGATGTAGTTGCATCCGAGTTGATCAGTCAGTAGTGTGAGTAGCACCACGGGAAACCCGTGGTAGACGAGCCGGAAAGTCCGGTAAACGTCGACACACACAGCACACAACCATGGTTTGTTCCCCTCAAACCAATGAAAGAGGCCCCCTTGCGGGGGCCTCTTTCAGTTATCACTTCTTCTTTGCTGGGGCCTTCTTCTTGCTATCCGAAGCCTTGGCGTTCTTTGGACCCTTACCGAAACCGGGGTCCTTTGGGTTGGACAGGCTGCAACCGCACTTCTTACACATTATGTACCTCCCTTCTTTTTCTTGGAGGCATTCATGTTGTCAACAAGGTTGGGGTAAGGCCTACCGGCCTTCTTGGCTGCCGCCTTAGCGGATGCCTTCTGAGAGGGGGTCAACTTCTTATCCTTCTTTGAAGGATCTTTGGTATCCCACACCTTCTTGTCAGCCATCAGCAATCCCAGGCGCGCAACGACTTGTTGATACGACTGTTGGGATCGTTGGCAGTTTTGCTGCTCGTGTTCTTCTTCTTCATACCCTCCATGCGGGCGCAGAACGACTCACGACGAGCGGCAGACTTCTTTGACTTGGCAGCCTCTTCCTTCTTCACAGGGGGCTTCAAGTTGCTACCAGGGTTGGCCTTCTCATAGGACTTACGCCCCTTCTCGTTAAGGCCACCCTTAGGGTCTTTGCCTTCTTTACGCTGCCAGGCTTCTGACTTAGCCATAGTGGTCTCCTTACTTAGCGGATGCGATCCTAATACAGAAAAGACCGTGAGTCTTATGGTTAGTTTACACTAACCAACGGACTCACGGCCTGATCTGCGTTGCCCACCGGGCAC